ATTTAGAGGTATACGATTTAGAGCGATTATTTAACGATCCGTTAGTTGTAGGATGGCTATCAGAAGCAGAACAAAAACTGCTATTCATGTTAATTGCATTTTATTTCCGACCAGGTGAATCGATTTTAGATATTGGTTGTGGACGTGCAGATTTATATGGATTTCTACAAAATCGCGATTCTGTTGAAAATGTCAATTACGTAGGACTTGATTACAATCCTAATATTATTGAAATTGCAAAAAAGAAATATCCTGGAGTCGTTGCAATAACTGGCGACGCTTTAAATTTAGAACGTATTGAAGAATATGATTGGGTAGTAGCTTCAGGAGCAATTAATCTTAAAGATTCGGACGATATGTTTTCATACGGCAAAAAATTAGTCGATGTAATGTACCATAAATGTAAAAAAGGAGTTGCATTTAATGTGCTAACTAGTATTCCTGAATCTGCATCTGACTCTGATAAAACCGCGCTTTATGTTCACGACCCAGCAAAATGGTTAGAATATTTACTTAAAACATATAACAAAGTAATCTGTCGTTCAGATTACATGTTAGGAGATTGTACTTTTTACATTTTTAAATAACCCTTAATTTTTACGCTATGATTTTTATATACATTGCACTAATCGGAACAGTTGTATCTTTTATTTTACTTGCACGTCATATTTATAATCGAGACGTTAACGCATTAAATGATATACTATATGAAAAAACTCGTACGATAGAAATTCTTCAAGATTATTCTACGGAATTAGAAAAAACTCGAGATTCGCTTAAGCGTCAGATAACAGATTTACAACAACAACTTGATTTAGCTATTTCAAAATTACAACTTGAACCGACAAACCGCAATGAAAAGCCAGCTACAACTTCATCTAGACGCCCTCGAAAAAGTAAAAGCACTTCAAACGATTCAAACAAGTAACAGTTTATCAGATTCTGTATTACAAATACTAACTGAATCTGATATAGATTTAAAATTTAGCAGCGTATCATATACCGACTCGCAAAAAACTCAAGTAATCAATAAACTCTCACAAGTTGCAGAAACTTTAGCAGCTAAACCTAGTTTAGAAAATTTCAAAGAGTATTCGTTTATCGTAACTACTTGCGCTCGTAAAATAGTCGATGAAGATCGATCGCTAACATTTGAAATGATTAATTTGCTTAACGATATTTATAAAAAATGCCAGCAATGAAACGACAACTTGTAGAATTTTTTATGTCGGTATTAACTGCTGAAGAATTTACTGAATTTCTAGAAATTTTAGATATTAACAATGAAGAAGCTCGATATCTTAAATTGCGTGAATTTGTTTTCGAACAACATCGTTTTGACTCAATATCTAAACTCAATTTAGATCCAATTTGGTTAATGAAACAAGTAATAGTAACTAAACTTACAAAAAATGAATTTCAGTGACTTTTTTATTTCAGTTGAAGACTATGACTTTTTTCAAAGTTTACCTAATTCAGAAAAAATACTTTTCGTATACGATTTAATTTGTAACGAATCGTATGGTACAGGTAGCTCAGAATTGGAAAAAATGGATGCTGCTATTATTTCTACAGATTTAAGTAATTCATTTGATTTTATTGATCAACTAAATTTAATGGTACGTAAATCTATAGATTTGAATGCCGATGTAAATGTATTTTTCATTAACAATTTTGTAATAATAAATTCAAATTATCGATCGGAAATTCGAAGTACTGTCAATCAGTTATTTACAAATGGATTAGTTTTAGTTAAAATGCGACCTGGAAAATCTACATTGGATATCTTTAAACATCAGAAGCATTTATCTATATATCATATTGCTGGGCAGCACCATAAAATTTTTCAAAATTAATTTTGTATTTTTGAAAATTTTCATATATTTATAATTGTCAGCGCCTGTTGGGCTGATACCGTAATAGGTTTGTTTAACTATTAAATTTTAATTATTATGTTACCATCTAAACGTTTACTTAACCATCGTGATGAATTTGTTTCGTCATTTGACCGGCTTTTTGATTCAATTATCAAAAGCAATTACCCTGATTTCCAAAGATCATTCGGGTTTGATTTTTTCGAAAAATCTAGTTATCCAAAAATGAATGTAGCAGTTAAACCTGAAGGGGTTGATATTACTGCAGAAATTCCTGGATTGAACAAAGAAGATGTAAAAATCAAATTTGCTGAAGACGTTCTTACTATTTCAGGTGATAAGAAATCAGAAGCTGAAGATTCTTCTGTAGTATATGTAATTCGAGAACTTAAACGATCTTCATTTTCTCGTAGCTTGAAATTTCACCAGCCTGTACAGTCTGACAATATTAAAGCTTCGTTTAATGATGGCGTTTTAAAAATTTTCGCACCATGGGTTAAACCATCGGAAGCGCAAAGCGAAATTGAAGTTACTATCGAATAATGAAAGGGGCTACGGCCCCTTTTTTAAATACAAGTTATGATTTCAAAATCTAGAAAGTTTATTCATTTTTCAGACGGAGTATATGAAGTTCGTTATGTATTTTCTGAACTGTCTATACATTCAATATCTGAATTACAATTTTTTCTAGGCTGTGATATTGCATTACGAAAAGAAGGTAAAGTATACTTTTGTGAAAAAGTGCAAGAAGCAGAAATTGTTGAAGATTGATTTGGTACTTTGATATGTTCTTCTTATATTTATGAACAATAATTAAATTATGTACAATCATTTAGGTTACGCTTGTATAAACATGACGCTTGGTAAGAAGCATATTCTGACCGGCCGGGCAATGCGCAAAGCAACGTTAGAGGCTAAAGGACTATCCTTCGCTTCGAGCCTTGCTTTGCAAAATGCTCGCGACTTGTTAACTATACTAAAATGGAATTTAGAACATGATATATACTTTTTTCGCTTAGGTAGCGACTTGTTCCCATGGGGTAACAAAGTTGATGTATATCAGTTTCCAGATATTGAAGAAATTAAATCGGTCTTGTTAGAGGCAGGTAATTTCGCTACTAAACATAATATGCGTATTACTACTCATCCTGGACCTTTCAATTTACTCGCTTCTCCAAAAGAAGATGTAGTACAAAATACTATTCGAGATTTAGAAATGCATGCACTGGTATTTGATTTTATGGGGCTGTCTCGAACTCCATATAACAAAATCAATATACATGTCGGTGCTACATACGGCGATAAAGAAACTGCAGCTGCTACATGGTGTAAAAACTTTCTCAGGCTATCGGAGGGTGTTCGTTCCCGTTTAACTGTTGAAAATGACGATAAAGCAAACATGTATTCAGTTTTAGATTTATATTATCTAATTCATTCCAAAGTAGGCGTGCCTATAGTATTTGATTTTCATCATCATACTTTTTGCACTGGCGACTTATCCGCACATGATGCATTGGAATTAGCAGTATCAACTTGGCCTAAAGGCATTCGTCCTGCAACGCATTATTCAGAGTCAAAAGCATTACATGAGTCAAATGACAAGCTTAATCCTAGAGCGCATTCTGATTACATCACTGGCGTTATTGATACTTTCGAATTCGACGTTGACGTTATGATTGAAGCTAAGGCTAAAGAGTTGGCTTTATTGCAATATCGAGTCGCTCAAGAAAAATTTTCGCAAAATCCAGCGGTTTTGTGTGAACAGCGATAATTATTAATTTTTTATAATTATTATTATAATATTAATATATTATTTATTATTATATTATTTATTATTATATTATTTATTTAAAATTTAAAATTTAAATTTATGCGTTATAAACAACATACATTAACAAAATTAGATGCTCAAGTTACTAAACTTCGTACTATTCAACGGGCATTATCTAACAGCGATATTACCGCTGCTGCTGTAATAGAGCGTCTTGAAATCGTTTGTAAAGAGTTAGAATTAATATCTGAAAGATTAAATTTAGAGCCGAATGAATAAATTCGCACTGAAAATTTTAATTGCTTTATTGGCATTATCATTAGCCGGTTGTGCGGCGTATTTTTCGGTAATTGGTCTTGCAAAATTATTTGCTGGCGCTGGCGTCGCTGTTGTTATTATGGCCGGCGTGTTAGAAGCTTCAAAATTAATTATAGCTTCGTTTCTACATAATCAATGGAATGAAATTAACGGCTGGTTGCGAAGCTATTTGGTAATTGCTATAGTAATTATTGCTAGCATAACTTCAATTGGTATATATGGATATTTATCTGGAGCGTATCAAGCAACGAAATCGAAATACGATTTATCATTAACTGTTACAGACAGTTTAGAAACGCAAAAATCATATTATCAATCTTCAGCTACATTTTATCAAAATCAATTAAATTCAAAAAATTCGCAACTGACTTCATTAATTGAAATTCGTTCTCAACAAGATGCTCGCGCGACGCAATTGGTTAATCAGGAACGATCGTCATATAGCGCAGATCGATCTGCTAGAGAAACAAATAAATCAATTGAATCAATTACTTCAGAAATAGCTGTATTAAATGATAAAGTTATAGCTTATTCCGACTCTGCTTCTAAAATGCAAGTGGCTATTACAAAAGTACAATTAGAATCGGATATATCTTCTGAATTAGGTTCTTTATCATACGTTTCGAAAATTTTAAACGTTTCAATGGATTATGTCGTTAACATACTAATAATATTGTTCATGATTGTATTCGATCCTTTAGCAATTAGTATGGTGCTTGCATTTAATTCCTTATCAGATAATAAATTGAATGAAGTTATTGAAAAAACCGAAGAGTCCGATTTACCTGATAATACCATTGTGCAACCTTCAGAAACCGACCTAGAACCTTCGGAACAAGATACGAATATAACAGAAGTAATTGAATCGCAACAAGATGAAATACGTGAATCTGATGAAGAAAAAAGTCGCAGACTTAAAGAAGAAGCTCGTTTGAAACGTATTAATGAAAAACGTAAGCGTATACAAAATAATGCCGGCGGCGCTGTAAAAATTTACTAATAAACAATAAGTTATGAAACAAACAAAACTTCGTACGAAAAGAGTACCGAAGGCAGAAAGAAAATCTGCTTTTGCTACAAGAAAAGACGAACTAGGACAAATTTATATGATTTGTCAAAATTCCGTACCTAATGGAAAATATTGGCACGGGTCTGAATGTTTTCGATTTACTAAAGTCGGTGACGAAGCCGCTTCTGTATTATGTTGGTATTGTACAGAACGAATGACTGAGCCACCAGTAATACAGCGAGTAAAAGTTGATTCAGGCATGCCTCGAGGCTGGAAATTGAAATCTGTATTTGTACATACTGATGGGACAGTCTATCATAAAGGTGTTGAGCAGCCTGAATTAAAAGGAACTTTACCGGCTACGAAAATTGATAATACGCCTTCGAAAAAGAAAGTAAAATTAACAAGGCGACAGAAACAGGAACGAGCGCATACTTTAGGCGATGAAATTGCTACATTAAAAGCTCAGTTGTTTAGAGAAACGAGAAAAACGAAAAAAGCTGTATTAATGAAGGAGATTTCTAAATTGAATCGCGAGCTGAAAAAAGTTTTGTAATTTGAAATAATTTTCATATATTACAGTATAAATTTAACTATATGAGTAAGAAACATACAATTAATTCGTTATATGATGACGATCCGAAAACGAAAAAATATATCAAGCCAGAAGAAGATTCTGATTTAGAATTGTATCGCGAAATTGAATTTGGATTTAGTGTCGACGATTCGTTAATTTACTTTCATGGAGATGTAATGTTAGGTAATTTATTTGACATAGTTTCAAAATGTCGAGTGATATTACAAAATCGAGAAGAAAATGATACGTCTCCAATTACTATTTTAATTAACTCTAACGGAGGTGATGTATACGAAGCGTTAGGTATTATTGATTACATTCAAACTTTATCTGTACCTGTCAATGTTATTGCAAGAGGCCGTGCAATGTCAGCAGCAGCATTAATTTTATGTTGCGCAACTGGAATTCGAGCAGCTTCGAAAAATACCACTATTATGGTGCATGAAGCGTCTGCAGAAATTTTTGGTAAATCAGGAGATATCAAAGCAAATGCTGATCATATTGATATTTTAGAAGAAGAATTTTACAAACTTCTAGCTTCAAAATCAAAACATGACGAAGAATTTTGGAGAAAAGCTTGCAGAAAAGATTTTTATATGACAGCTGAAAAAGCATTAGAATTAGGATTAATCGATAAAATAATTTAATTATGAACAATATGACAGAAAGAGAATTAGACCAACAATGGTCATTATTAATGGAAACCATTGACTTGTATGTTACAGGTGACCGAAAAGACAAACTAATTAGTTTATACGAATCGTTAGCAGATCGAATTTGCACAGCACCTGCGTCATCGCATAGCACTCGTCACAATTGCTTTCCAGGTGGATATTTAGATCATGTTAATCGAGTAGTTCGAACTGCAATTAAATTGTATCACGTTTGGCAGGATGAAGGAGCTGATGTAACAAAATATACTTTAGAAGAAGTAGTATTTTCAGCACTAAATCATGATTTAGGTAAAGTTGGTTCAAAAGAAGAAGAATATTACATTCCAAACGATTCTGATTGGCACGTTAAGCGCGGACAAATTTATAAAATCAATCCGAATTTACAATATATGAAAGTGCCAGATCGAAGTATATTTTTACTACAGCAACATGGCGTTTCATTTTCTGAAAATGAATATTTAGCAATTAAATTGCATGATGGATTGTATGCTAAAGGAAATGAATCGTATTTAATGGCCGGTCTACCTGAATTTTCATTGAAAACGGATTTGCCGATATTAATTCATCATGCAGATCATTTAGCTACGTTAATTGAATCTGCGCAACATACCAAGTCAGATTTTATTGTAGCTAAACCGGCAATGAAAACAAAAATGACAAACGTTAACAATCCTAAAGTTGACGACTCTCTTAAAAATGCATTATCTAATATATTCGGAGAATGATGATTACATTAATATTGTTATTTATTAGTTCAGTCGCTGCAGTTTTTTTATTATTTAGAAGTTTGTTGCTAATTAAAGAAGTCGAGCGTTTAGAAGAAGAAGTACAATACTTTGAAGAAAGTATATATGTATTCAAAGATAGATTAATGCAAGCTCAAATACGAATGAAAGAAATTGACATTCGCGGAGCTTTTGAGTCTGATGACGAAGTTGGATATACATTTAAAGAGTTACAGGAAATTGTCGATGACACAAATAAATTTATAGCGCAATTATATGAACGAGACGATAGAAACACCGAAGCGTAAAAAATCTAAGAATTATTTTACAAAAGAAACTGAAGATGCAATATTGTTGTTTAATCAATTAGAAGATGTATCTGAGCGAAACAAATTGTATGATGAAAAAATATGCTATGCGTTTGAAAAGCTAGCTGAAAATATAATTCATACTTTTAAGTTTTATTATTTTGATATACCATATGAAGATGTTAAACATGAAGTCGTTGCATTTTTAAATGAAAAGATTCATAAATATACAGATCCTAGCAAAGGTAAAGCATTTTCATATTTTTCAATAGTAGCTAAGAATTATTTAATTAATCATAATAATACTAACTACGATACACAAAAAAATACAGAAGCGGCTGAATTAATTGATGAATCGCGAAATGTTATTAATGAAGTAGCTCGTTACGAAGACGTTGAAGAAAAAAGTGAATTCATGGATTTATTTGTTAAATACATGGATAAAAATTTACCTTTATTTTTCAAAAAACAAACCGATTTAGCAATTGCTGATTCGCTTATTGAATTGTTTCGCACTAGAAAAAATATCGAAAATTTCAATAAAAAAGCTTTGTATATTTTAATTCGAGAGCGAACCGGAGTTAAGACTCAATACATAACCCGAGTTGTACAAATCATGAAAGAGTTATATACAGAAGCGTATATTCGATATCGTGATAAAGGCGTTGTTCATATAGATTTAACAAAGTATAAAAAATCTGAATTCCTTGAGTAAATACATATTTATTTATAAAAGGATTTATGGCAAACTTTGAAATTGAAATTTTTAAGGGTAAAAGTTTTTCAGGCTTAATGAAAGACATTTACTCTAATAGCTCGAAAAAAGATCGACAAATAAATTTACTAATTGCTGAATTAAAACCTTTAATTAAAAATGTAGGCGATGCTACAATCATCGTACCGTTAATTAAAGAATATTTAGAAGTTAGTGTGAAAAATGATGAACATTTAGTGAAACTAGCTGCTGTCGTTCAGCGGTTAGTTTCAACACAATCTAGAGTTCAAGCAGATACTGGTGCAGATTGGATATTATCTGAAGAAGAAAAGAAACAGCTTTTGGCAGAATTAGATGAATTAGATGAGTCAGAAAAAACTATTAATCAGAAAGTTGCTGATTTAACTTCTAAACAAGATTCAATTGAATCTGAAATTAATGATATTCAAGACGGTTTAGTATAATGTCACTTAATACTTTTAGAATATTAAATTCGGATTATGAATTAGCTTACGGGTCTGTTCTAAACGTTCTTTATACAGATGAAAATTCTGCTGTTCCATATGGAATACAAGTAATGTTATTAGGTGACTTTACTAAAAAAGCTTTTCAAGATGAAACAGATCCTGAAATTGTAACGGCTATTCCGTTAAGTTTATTTGCTACTAGAATACCTATAAAAAATGAAGTAGTATTATTAATTAAATCAGTGGCAAAATCATCTACTGGGCTAAATGTTCTATATCAAACGTATTACATTGATATAGTAAGTTTACAGTCAAATGTACATCATAATACTTTACCATTGACAGGAGTTAATGAAAATGCTGATTCAGAAACAGATGGAAATTCTGAAGATTATGAATCAGCTGAAAATGGACAAACGACTCAAGAAACAGAAACGAATGACGAAAATACAGTTGATGAAGATTTTCAATTAACTGAAAATGTAAAGCTATTACAGCCTTATGTAGGAGATACAATTTATCAAGGAAGATTCGGTCAATCAATTCGATTTAGCTCGACACAAAAAAATAATGATTTATTTACTAAAGCTCCGAATTGGTCTGAAGGAACTGGGCCAATAACAATTATACGAAATTCTAAACAAGTTACAGATACTGGTAAGGTTAATGATTTTGTAACTGAAGATTTAATAAATGATGACAGCGTAATTGTATTATCTAGTGATCAAAAACTAGCTTTTGAAGAAGCTTCCAAAGTTTCGACTTCTTTAGATTCCAAAGGTATAACAGGTTGGAGAGATTCTGCTTTTGGAGAATCGTCACAGATACTTCTATCTTCTAGAAGATTAATATTCAATAGCTCTCAAAATGAAATTATAGCATTTGCTAAATCTGGTATAGCTCTTTCTACAGAAACTTCAATAACTATCGACGCGCAAGACGATATATCACTTAATGCTAATCGAGTTGAAATTGGCACAGATGCAGATGAGCAAATGTTACTAGGTAATGCATTTCAGTCATGGATGGAGCAGTTTATTGATGCGTTAAGTTTATTAACAGTTATAACGCCCACCGGCCCTGCAAGTCCATTAACTTCAACACCGCAATGGACTCAAATAGAAACGTTGAAATCGCAATTGCCTGATTTATTAAGTGAAATAGGATATATCAGCAAAACTACTTCAATTACGACTTCAGATTCACTGCAGGCCGTTTCAGACCCGCCACCTAGACAAACTGTTGCGGAACGTACTCAACCGAATGAAGAACAAGTTCAGCAGCTAGAATCTGAACCAACACCAGTCGACCCTCAAATACAAGCGCTATTAGATTTAGAAATAGCTCGATTTAAATATCCTGGAGAACCTGATAATATAAGTTAATATGGGAAATGGAAATGGAAACATTGAAGAAGTTCAATTTGAAGAATTGACTGATGATTATATAAGTCGAGCTGCGACTGAATTTAATACTTTTGTAGCCCCGGTAGCAACTGAGGTAGTAGCTCTGCCAGTGCCTGTCGACGCTCCAGCAACAATTGGTACCTTAGTTAACCCACGTGGATGGGATCAATCGACATCATATGATTATAAACAAATCAAGTCACAAATTGATAATGCGGGCCAAGCAATTGCTAAACGATGTTTACAAGATATTCCAACAGCTAATGGCGGAACCATGACGGGTGCAGCAATAACTGAATCTACGACAGTTAATGATACACCTGGGACTGGAGCGAATGATAAAAGAATAACAGAATTTCAAACGTCTGCGACTAATATTTGGCTCGAGTCTACCTTACAACCTCCGTTCGCATGGTGCGCTTCTGCAGTATCATGGTGGTGGGGCTTTGGATTTCAAGACGCTGGATTTGACGCTGGTAAGATCAAAACATTCCTTCCTGGTACAGGTCCTACATGTAATTCTAACGTTTCATCTGCAGGCAATCCATACGTGCCTAGATGGGAATATTGGGCTAAAGAAACTCGTCGATTTACTCGATTACCAGGTGTTGGATATGCATGTTTATATTCAAATAGTGGAGTTCCATACGCAACTCATATAGGCGTTGTAGTATCTGTCGAACGAGGTCTAGTATATACTGTAGTATGCGGTAATGACAGTACTCGAATGGACGGCGCTCCTGGAGGGGACGGAGTGCGACTACGAAAACATAATGGCATTTCCGGAACTGTTGGATTCATCGCCCCCATACCGTTTACTTGGAACGGAACTGCTTTTAGTTAATATTTTAATAAAATTACATCTTTGATAATTATTATAAAGTAAAAATGAAAACTAAAGAATTCGTTCAAACGTTACGAAAAATTATTCAAGAAGAAGTTCGTTCAGCTGTACGAACCGAGTTTAAAAGATATGAGTCAGTACTTACAGAATCGAAAAATGTAAATCGATCGTATCAGGAAGAATTCAAGCCAATTTCACGTAAAAAATCTGAACCTCAACAATTTACTAAAAATTCCATGTTAAATGAAATTTTAAATGAAACTGCAGGCTTTAGTAATAATCAAGGTGAATTTGACGAATGGCCGACAATGAACATGAATTCATTAATGAGTTCTAGAGTTCAACATGCCCCAATTGTAGATATTGATGGACGTCCTGCTACTAACATTCCTGAAGAGTTAGTTACGAACTTAACGAAAGATTATTCAGCTTTGATGAAAGCAATTGATAAAAAGAAAGGAGTTAATTAATGGCAAGACCAATACAAAATCCTAATACGAATGTAGAATATACGCCCGGCGGACCAACGGCTGGAACGGCTGCTAATGGTATATTTGACGGATTTAATCCTACAGTAGTAGTTCCAGGAGAGCCAATTGATCCAATTGACGTTTCGCAGCAAGATAAAGTAGAAGTTGGTATTGGGGTGTCGATTCCATTTACTAACACTGACGGGGGCTTATTTCCAATTACATTTACGACTAGAGATCAAGCAATATCAAATCTTAAAAATTTACTTTTAACGAGAAAAGGAGAGCGATTATTTTTACCGACATTTGGAACGAATATACAAGATGTATTATTTGAACCAAATTTCGATACATTAAAAGAAATACTAATATTTGAAATTGAATCTGCTGTAGAATTTTGGTTATCATACATTACTATACAATCTATAGATGTAGAAACTATAGTAGCAGTAGGAGCTTCGAAAGAAGAAAATGGTATACGTATTACAATGCTTATTGATGTTGTAACGCCTGGATCGAATGTTCCTATAACGATAATAGTTACGCCTTCAGTAATTGACGTTACAGAAACTAATGTCATTGGGACTAATTAAATTATAATATTACTATGGCTCAGATACGAAAAGATATACGGTATTTAAATAAAGATTTTGATCAATACCGATCAAATTTGGTAGAGTTTGCAAAAACGTACTTTCCGAACGTTTACAATGATTTTAATGAATCGTCTCCTGGTTCAATATTTATTGAATTAGCAGCGTATGTAGGAGATGTTTTGTCTTATTATACAGATAATCAGCTTAAGGAATCGTTAATGAGTTATACAAATACTCGTGCCAATGTCATTTCATTAGCTTCGTCAAACTTTGGATATAAAGTTAAAAATAACATTCCAGCAACTGTCGATTTAGATGTATATCAATTATTACCAGCAAAAACGGTTGGTAGTGCAAAAGTTCCTGATTGGGACTATACATTGCAAATTCGAGAAAATATGACAGTAAATAATACATTTCGTACTGTTAGTTCAATAAATTTTGCTCAATCTAGCAGTTTCGATCCGACAGAAATTTCTATATATCAAGTTAATTCAGTAGACAATACTCCAGAATTTTATTTGTTAAAGAAAAAAGTTAAGGCGATTGCTGGTACTTTACAAACGCAAGATTATACATTTAACGAAGCAAAGCGATTTGATAAAATATTAATTCCAGTAACTAATATCATTGAAATAGTTTCTGTAGTAGATTCAGATGGTAATACATGGTATGAAGTGCCATATTTAGCACAAGATACTATATTCGAAACTGTTTCTAATACAGTGCAAAATGATCCAGATTTGTACACGTACGATAGCGTACCGTATTTACTTAAAATTAAAAAAACAGCTCGAAGATTTGTTACTCGATATCGATCTGACAATACATTAGAATTACAGTTTGGCCCCGGCGTTTCTGTTGATGATGATGAAGAAATAATTCCAAACCCAGACAATGTAGGATCTAGTTTAACAGGATTACAGACACAATTTGATAGGCCAATTGACCCGTCAAATTTCATGTATACAAAAACTTATGGACTAGCTCCTGCAAATACAACACTAACAGTTACGTATACAGTTGGCGGAGGCGTTACTTCTAACGTACCTGCTAAATCATTAACGCAAATATCACAAATAGAATATGTCACTGTTAACCAAAATTTGAATACAGCTTTGTTAAACAGAGTTAGAGCTTCAGTGGCATGCACTAACCCAAATCCTGCATCTGGCGGTAAGAATCAAGAAACAATTGAAGAAATACGACAAAATGCTATCGCAAATTTTGCAGCACAAAATCGAGCCGTAACTGCGCAAGATTATATAATACGAGCTTATTCACTACCAACGAAATTCGGATCAGTTGCAAAAGCGTATGTAATGCAAGATCAGCAAATAAGTCCTGAAGATCCTAGTAAAATGATCGCTAATCCATTAGCTATCAATTTATATACGTTAGGATATAACAATAACAATAATTTAACTCCTCTTAATGCAGCAGTTAAAGAAAATTTACGTACGTATCTTACGCAATACCGAATGTTAACTGATGCTATTAACATAATGGACGCATTTATTATTAACATAGGAATTCGATTTGAAATTACAGTACTTCCAGAATATAATTCAAATGAAGTATTATTAAGATGCGTTTCTAGATTACGAAACATTTTTGATATTAATAGATGGCAAATTAATCAGCCTATTCTTTTATCTAGAATGTATACTGAATTAGATCGAATTGAAGGTGTACAATCTGTACCAAATATTCGCGTCGTTAATTTATATGACGACACTTTAGGATATTCTGGAAATGTATATGACATTGGTGCAGCGACTCGCGACGGTACAATTTATCCTTCGTTAGATCCTAGCATATTTGAAGTTAAATTTCCAGATTCAGATATCGTAGGAAAAGTAGTAGCATTATAAAAATATAAATTATGATTTGGTCAGTCCCTGCATTAAAAGACACAACGATATATGAATCTGATCCGTATAGAAATTCTGGATTAGATCAAGTATTAGAACTACGAAAAATAGGCGATACAACGACTAACGATTTAGAAGAATCTAGAATATTAATTCAATTTGATATATCAGATCTTTCAAACGTTTTAACTACTAACAATATAACGATAAACGATATATCTGCTAGTTTAAACTTATATAGTGTTCAAGTATCTGAAGTACCAACTACATATACTATTGAATCTAAAGCTTTAGCAGTATCTTGGTCAAATGGTACAGGATATTCAACGACACCTTCAGGAGAAATTTCCGCAGTATTAGCAACAGACGGAGCTACATGGATTTCAACTGCGGGTTCAGGTTCATTAACATGGAGCGCATCGTTGTCAGATAGCACTCAACTTCAATACAATTCTGCTTCTGTAGGAGGAGGCGTTTGGTATACATCTTCAATAGCTAGTCAATCATTTAATCGTAAAACAACAGACGATTTATCAGTTGATATTACGAATATTGTAAAAAATTGGTATAATGAAACGTTTACAAATAACGGAGTTGTAGTATCATTTAAAAATTCAGAAATTTCTGCAGCCAATTATCCGAATACAAACTTACAATTTTATTCTTCAGATACTAATACAATTTACGAGCCACAGTTGTATATTAGTTGGACAGGAAGCGTATCATACGCAACAGGTTCATTAGCTGCTATTACATACAATGATTTTCCAATTGTATATTCTAGAAATTTTCATGGAGAATATAAACAAGGAAGAAAAATAAGAATAATGTTAGCTGCTAGAGACAAGTATCCTAGAAAAACATTTAGCCAAAATTCAGATTTTACTACAGTAAAAGCACTTCCACAAAATTCATATTATCAGGTTTTAGACGCCCATAATAATAAAATACTTATTCCATATAGCAATGCTACGAAAATTTCAGCAGATTCTAACGGAGCGTATTTTGATTTATATACAACAATGATGTATCCAGAACGTTATTATAAATTTGAAATTAAATCTGAATTTACTGATATAACTGAATATTTTTCATCTAACGATTTTACGTTTAAAATAATTGAATAATGCCAGAGCAACGATATCCAGCAGATACGTCCGGGGGTGCACAATTTTCTCCTAGAGTTAGTGATGAACTATTTAATCCACCGCCAGCAAATCCGTACGAGCCTATTAATTTAGATAACAGTCAAGAAAGAAGGCCACCTGCTACATATTACGAACAATGTCAGTTTCTTAAATTAGATGACCGATATACAGTTTCCGATCGAATTAAATTAGAATCGATACGAAATATAACGAATGAACCGTATAAACAATTAGAAGGCGGTACTATTCAAATTGATAAAAATGTAGATTTAACAAATCAAAGACAATTTGTAAGTTTATTTGCAACTAAAACTACATATAAAAAAATACAAGAAGCTATAGACACGGAATTTGAAGAATTTGTAGCGCCCGAGCCTGACATCATACCATCATTGACTAAGGCTATACAAGATTTAGAATCTGATGTAGCGGAGTTATTAGCTCAAACGCGAGTTGATTCGACTACAATCGATAGACTTCGACAACAAATTGCTGAATTGCAAGCTCAATTAGATTTAGCTAGAAGACCACCCGAGTTTATTAATGAAGTACCAGATATTGTTACTGCTGGTGGTGGTTTATATTCTGATAGAACTGGGTTACCAGGAGCGCCAAACGCGCCTAGAATTGGTAATATGCTATTATCAAAAAATAGAACTGCGAAATTAATGATACTACTAGGTACGGTTACTGACATTACTGGAGCTACTAGAACAAGAGCTAGGTTACAAGTATACCTTGGAGAATTTGATGAAAAAGGCAGTCCATTACCAGGTACAGTACAAACTTTAGGTTTTAGTATTATATCAAATCCAGCCATTGAATTTGGTCCAGATGCTGTAGTTGCATTACGTTGGTCTAATCGAAATTTAAATTGGAGTTTTTTCCGGTATGACAGAACCCTAGGAGAAGAAGCAAGTTCTCGAGAACTTTGGTCAACTAGCGACTTTACAGGCCCAGCAAACGCACCTGTATTCAGAGGTAATTCTTCTGTACAAATTACCGATGCTGGTATTATACAAATAGCTAATGACGGTATTCCACTTTGGTCGTCATATAATCGAGGATAAACAATAATATCTAAGTTAGATATTTATTTAAAAGTAAGTAATGCCATTTTCAAATTATACTAACGAGCAAGATATCTTAAATTCTAGAAATTTAGTACGAGGTGTAAGGCTTAATACTAAAGATTTAGAATTTTTAGATTTACGGCCATATTCAGTACAAGCCTCGTACCCTGCTCCGCCTATTACTGAAATGCATGTATATACTTCAGATGGAGTATACATTAATGGATTACATAACATAAATCAGTATTCAAAAGTAGAATTTAATGATAATAATTCCGGAGATGTCGTAGAGCAATACTTAAGTGTCGACACGAATTCTGCGTTAGAAGAATTAAATTTAACTAGAGGGCAATATAAAATTGTATACAATACATTATATAATGTAATTGGATCGTATGAAGGTCAGAAACTATGGGTTTATGAAATTTCTCCTTCTAGAAGGGAAGTACGAATTCGTTTAACAGATAATGAAAGTAATACACTTCGTAGCGAGCTTTTAAACTTTTACAATTATTATATAGCTCGGTCAAAACCTTCTGATTTATTTAATACATATACATTAAATTTCGGATTTAATAACATCGTTCCGATCGTTAATATTCGATTTGATAGACGTAATTCTGCGAATCCTGAAATAGTATTGCGTTTATATTCTCCACTACCTGCAGATATTGAAGAAAAAGATAAGTGTTGGATTTCATTTGAAGTATCTAATCCAGCAGTAACTTCAGTAACTATTACACCGCAAATACCAGAACGTACTTTTAATAGATTATCTGGACCTAATTTTGATTTAGAGGAATTGGAGTCTACTTCAATTGCTACCGATTTCAAATCATGGAATGATTTATTAGGTTCGAATATTACTACGTCGCAACAGTTAGTCGATTCATACTTTTCAGGCTCGTTATCTGGAATTAAATTGAACATTAACTATCGATTGTTTGATAATTACGTACACTATTCATCTGCAGTCGAAAGAGTAAAGAACTTTCATTATAAGCTTCAGTTAATTGAATATTATTCAGATCAAATACAAACTTTATCTCAAGTAAATGGCGGCGATATTACCAACGTTAATATTCAAGATGTTTTTAGTAAACGTAACAGCGTTGTAAGCAGTTTTGATGATTTTGAAAAGTATTTGTTTTTTGAATCGACAGGAAGTAAATTATATACACATTATGATATAACAGGATCAATCGATCCATGGCCAAAAACTCAGCCAACTAGTCTACAATGGCAACAGGCATATATGCTATGGAGTCAGTTTTCGCAAACCTGGCAAGTAAGTTCAGGACCTGATCCATACGGTTATTTTTCAACTCAAGTACGCACCACGTCAGCTCAAGGACAAACGTACTATCAAAACTTATTAAGTTTAGCTAAGACTTACGATGATAATAATGTGCATAAATTAGAAAATGCAATACCATTGCATTTACGAAATTTAGAAGATGCTGATCAGTTTCTTTTATTTGTACATATGTTAGGTCATCATTTTGATATATTATGGACATACATTAATAGTTTAACTTTAATACATTCTAGAGAAGAACATCCTAAAGATGGTATGTCAGATGATTTACTTTATCATGTAGCAGAGTCGTTAGGATTTAAATTAATTGACGGTAGGTCTGTTTCGGATTTATGGAAATATACTATTGGAGTCGATGAAAATGGAGATGTAATACAACAAAATGTCGACGGTAGAACTTCCTTATCAGATAGAAACTCTACTAGAGAAGTATGGAGGCGAATTGTTAATAACTTACCTTATATACTTAAAAACAAAGGCACGTCTAGATCGATTAAAGCTTTATTGTCTTGTTTTGGAATTCCATCAACGGTATTGACTATTAAGGAATATGGCGGCCCATCGACGTTTACAGACAACGATCATTTTCCTGAATATGTACATGATGTATATCATTATGCGTGGCTTTCAGATACTGGTAGTTTAGAATTACCTGTTACTACGTATGTAAATTCTTTAGGAAATACAATATCTGCAAATACATTACAATTTAGGTTTAAGACAGATGAAAATTTTAGTTATACACCTAATAGTTATTACAATATATTTTCTGCCCCAAGCGCTTCAGTTAATGATGTATATCATTTAATATTAAATACTTCAAATGTATTAAATGAAGGTACGTTAACTTTGTTTAATTCTGTAACAGGTAATGCAGTTTCAGCATCAAATGTATACATATTTGACAACAGTTGGCATAATGTATATGTAGAATCGACAAATTCTACAGGATCGTTGAAAGTAGCCAGAACCAAATATGGAAAAGCTACATACATAAAATCATCTAGTTTTTCTGGAGATTTAAATGTATTTCCAACTACTGGTACAGAAACATTTACTTTTGCTTCTGGATCTAGAGCACTATCATCGCCAGTAACACTTCCGAACGGAACAACCGTTTCTAATTTATCTAAATTTAATGGCCATTATCATGAAATTCGTATTTGGTCTGGTACATTAAATGATGCTACAATTCGAGAGCATGGAGCGTCGCCTAATACATATACATACAATATCGATCGAATATCGCTGTCGACAGGCGAACAAGCTTCGAAACCATATGATCATTTATTACAACGATTTACGTTGGCAAATAAACAAATTGAAAGCGGATCATTTTATCAAAATTCAGTACATCCTAATCAGCGAATTAATACAGGCTCACTTTATTTTATAGGATTTACCAATTCAGGATCGATTAATTTTGAAGGGTTTGAAGAACAGTATACTACGCCGTCGCCATCTTTAGGTGGCAATAGTTTATATACAAATAAAATTCGAATTGACTCGTCTAGTTTTATTCCTGGACGCACATTAAATACTAAAACTCGAGCTACCAGATCTAGTTTAGATAGATATTCATTAGATTCTAATCGTTTAGGAGTATATTTTTCACCACAAACGGCAATTAATGAAGATATCTTCAATCAATTAGGTTATTTTGAAATTGACGATTATATAGGAGATCCGAACGATGAATATTCTGAAAAGTATCCTAGATTAATTAATTTTTCTACAAATTACTGGAAAAAGTATGATAATCGAAATGATTTTGAAGCTTATTTTCGAGCTTTAGAAATTTATGATTTTTCATTGTTTAAGTATATTAAACAACTTCTACCTAACAGAGCTAATCCAATTGTAGGACTATTGGTTGAACCAAATGTGCTGGAACGAAGCAAAGTTCGCATAATGCGAAACAAGCCTGGTATTGAAGATCTTACTTACGATATGTCTTTGGAACGCGAGCCTGAATTGACAGGCGAGTATAGTTCTATACCAATGACTATTGATTGGCCATTAGAAATTGAATCTAATGTTAATGACGATATATCATTTGGAATTGACATTTCTAGAAATTCAGAAATTGAATTTTCTTCAGAAGTTTTAAGTAATTTTGAAGTTGGTCAAATTGATAATTTAACTAATCAAAATAAATTACCAAACCAGTGGATACAAAATCGATATATTGGAGTTTATAAAATACAAGAATCTGCATCGTATGTAGCATACGACCCTAATTCAATTGTATTAAATTCAAGACCGTCTACGTATTTAGTTGACAAAGAAGAAAGATATAAAATTTTAGCATGGTCAGGGTCAAGTAGTACTGCATCAGGCGGTTTTATTGCTAGATTTAACCTTCCATATCCAGGAACGTATTATGTAAGTGCATCATTTGATGATTTAAATGCGGATGTCGATATACGTACTCCTACTCTTTTAGATACGATACCAAGAATTTCTGCATCTAATCGAACAGGATCGTATGACAATGAGTTCAGAATTAATACAAATTTATTAACATTTCGAAATGCCGGAGCTAACCCTGTCGTAACTAAACAAATATTAATTTATCAACTTAACTATTCTCAAACTCAAGATTTCATACCACGTGGTACATTAAATCATCGTTATTTAGGATCTAAATTAACAGCTTCTGCAGTTAACGTTGATACATCTGTAACAATTGACGGAGGGCCAGTAGTTAAAGTAACTGAAGTCAATCCTAATAAATTAGTATTTTCTTCTAACCAATTAACGACTGTATCGAAAACAATATCAGGTAAACAAACCAAATCAAATTAAGATTTTAAGAATATCTATATTTATTTAAAAGAAAGATTATGGGATACTTAGACAATAGTTCAATAACTGTTGATGCCATTTTAACTAAAAAAGGTCGAGAACTTCTATCTCGGGGCAAAGACGAATTTAAAATTTCACAATTTGCTTTAGCAGATGATGAAATTGATTACGATTTATGGAATCCAGCACATCCGCTAGGATCTGATTATTATGGAATTATCATTGAAAATATGCCGTTAGTCGAGGCTACGTCAGACGAATCAAATATTATGCGTTATAAATTAGTAACGTTACCTAAGAGAACATCTAGAATTCCAGTAATATCAGTAGCTCAAACGTCTATTACGTTAACGAGTCCTGGACAAAGATTTACAATTACTCCGACTACAATCAATTTTAGTGCAGGAAATTCTACTTTAGGATATACGGCTATTTTAGCAAATTCCGATGCAGTTAGTCTTAGAACAGTTCTACCAGTTACTGCTGGAGTTAGTCCATCTGTACCTAGATTTATCGGAGATGCTGAATCTGCTCAATCTATTTCGGTTACTGGATTTAGTTTTGAATTAATTGCGAAACAACAGTTAGTATCTGACGTTAATACAACAGTAACTATTATAGGAAATGAATCTGGAGGTCGAGTTACAGTTAATGTTACCGTTAAGAAAACGGAACTAGCTACTGCAGCATTCGCGACAATTATTAATGCACAATAAATTAATATAATATGGGAAATACATCAGAAGGGTTAAGTTTAGGTACCGGGCGAGGCGGAATTGTCGCTCCAACCGCAGGAACAACCGGACCAAGCGTTATAGCTACAGGTCTACCCGAAGGATTTGGAGCAGCAATTGAAGCGGAACGTCAACGAGTAATTGACGATCAAACTCAAGTCAATCTTCAAGCAGAAATTGATAGAAGAGCTCGTGAAATTGCAGATCAAATTATCGCAGATTTAGCTCGTCAAAATCGAGCAGCTGCAAATGGTAGAGTATTTACTAGATTTGACTTAGCTAGCGACGTTATTGAAAACCAGAAAACAGAAGTTACTACTGGAGTATTTTCTGGAAATGCAGCTACAATGTCAGCGGCATATACATCGTCAGCTCAAAGCGTATCATCTAAAAAATATTTTTACGATGTATGGAACGGTACATCATCGACATCAGAATCGCAATTTGCAGTAGCGTATGGCCATAGATTAGGCTCAGGCTCTTCTGCAGACGGAACGTTAAATGATTCACCGACACGAGCTATTTATTCACAATATCGTTTATTATTACTTGATCCAACAGATACTACATTTACTTTTGCTAATTCTACAGATTCAAATTCAGTATATTTCGTAAACTATAATCGTGCTAGAATTAAAGAAAAATTAGATACAGGTAATTGGGAACTTACTTTAGGCCAGCTTAGTGGTTCAGCAGTTCCGAACAATGTACATACTGGATCTAATGTTAGATTAGCAGATTCTCCTTCATTTATTACATTAATTGACGATTCAAATCAGTCGCAGCAAAATTTTTTATCTAACGGGTCGAGAGTTTATAACATTGTATCAGGGTCGCTAATTAATGGAGTATATTCACCGTCTTCACCGGTATATTATGGATTAGCTTATCCTGATTTAGGTATTCTAGCACTAAATGCTGACATCTTAGATGTGTCTGCCTCATTTAATACAGTAACAGGATCGAATATTGCTGGAGATAATGCCTTTAAATTGTTTACTGCAATATCAGGAGCAATGGCTACTAGCACAACATATGCAGCTCAAGGAAGATCTGCAGAAACAGTGTCTTCGACTCATTATTTCGTTCGAGTAAAAAATGCTGAATATAATTTTTCAAATAATCCGACATTCGTCACTGGATCAGTAGGAGAAATTGCTCAACCGACCTTTATTAACGATCCTAAAGTTTATATTACAACTATAGGTATGTATAACGATCGTCAAGAACTTCTAGCTGTCGGTAAATTGAGTCAGCCAATTAAGAAGACCTTCAGTAATGAAGTTCTAATTAAAGTTAAACTCGATTTTTAATACCTAATAAGTAGACACTTTGATATTTATTATTAAAGAGGCTATTTACTATCTTTATGGCAAAATCTGGTGTATTTAAGACAATTAAAGATCGAGACAAGTCGATTACGCCCTTCAAAGTTTATAAATCTTGGGGATATGCAACTACATCTAGTTTACAACAAGATAATATTTCTAGATTAGTAGCTATTAAACCAAACCCAGATTCATATACAGGTGGTATTTTAACTTTAGATAGTCAACAATTTTTAAATGACAGCTCATCTGCATTAATTAATTCATCTAGTCAAAAAGAAGCTGGATTGTATTGGTACAGTATCGATCATTTATATTACAAGCGCGCTGGAATTCCATACGATACTTTTGGTAATACAAATCATCAAAATATATATCGTACATTATATCCAGAAGCTTCTGTAATTAGTATACCTCAGGTACGATTCGGTGAAACAGTTAGACCAACTTCATTTAAAATGAGACTTCGAAATTCTCAATTAAATGCAACTAGTATGTCTTTTTATGACGATGGTCAAGGAAATTTAATTGATGCTCAGTTAAGCTCGTCAATATCAAATGAATTGATTTATTTAACGTTTAATTCAATGCGATATGCAAAAAATTGGACAAACAATTCATCAATAGCTCTTTCAACAGATACTGAAGTTACTGAAATAGAGCGAGAAACGTCTATTCCTGATTTAACAATTTCATCGAAAAATGTTTGGATAACAAATAATTCAGGATATAATATTGGATCTGTTAATTGGGGAGAAGCAGCAGCATTTTCAAATAATAGTTATATTCGAATACCGACTAACGATCGAATGAATTTCGAACAAGATGACGATTATACAATTTCATTTTGGATGGTATTACCGACTATTGCTCCGGCAAATAAAATGTATGTACTATCTAAACGAAGTACAGGATTAATCGATCGATTCAATCCTAATACTCGATTGTTAGTTCGCGGAGACTTTGATACTAACAGTTCACAGTATCCATTTGATATATACTTAGAAGATTATGGTACAGGACTGCCAGCTGTAGTTTGCAACTATAAAACATCCGGGCAAGTGTCTAGTGTACAATATTCAGCGTCGCTAGCAGATACAAATAAATTTACTCATTTTGTATTTCAAAAAACAGGATCGATAATGCAGTTGTATTTTAATGGTCAGTTGCAAAGTTCAGCCTCGCTTCCGTCAGGTAATATACAAAATCAAGCAGATATATTTTTAGGTTCGTTAGGTTTGAATACTGATGGATCAGGTAAAGATGGTTATCGTGGATATGTTCGAGAATTTTTAATGTTTGATAAAGCATTAACTCAAACAGAAATTGCTCAGTTGACACATACCGGATCGAATTTAATGATTACTAATCGAAATGTCGTAGGTAATATTTTTTACGAACATGGGATAGCAGTATTATCTGATCCTAGACCAAATTACGGAACTGAACAATATAGAATGTTTAGTGATCAATTATATAATTTACGTACTGGAGCTTCTGAACCGTCTTATTTAGATGAATTTTATTTAGAATTCAATTCAACTAAAACGCTTTATGAACATGAATATATTTGTAAAATGCGTGGTGACGAATTTAATTTTACAATGAATCCAACCATTCGTAAAAATAACAATCCAAATAGTGAAATTCCAAAACCGATAGTGGCTTTAGATGAATTTGCTCCTTACATTACTACAGTAGGATTGTATAATAACAAAGGTCAATTGTTGGCGATTGGAAAATTAGGTACTCCTATACGTAAACGAGACGATGTAGATTTAAATATTATAGTAAGATTTGACGCTTAATCAAATTTAATTGTTATGGCAAGAAAAAAATTTAGCAGAAAGCAAGTAGCTGCAAAGTACGGCTTTCGAAGTGGCTTAGAATTAGAAATAAGTGAGTCACTTAAAAATCGAGGCATTGACGGTCAATATGAAGAAAATGTAATTGAATACATCAAACCGATAACAAAACATAAATACCGTCCAGATTTTCGATTACCAAATGGAATTTATGTAGAAACGAAAGGGAGATTTTTAACAGCTGATAGGAAAAAACATTTGTTGATTAAAGAGCAACATCCTGAATTAGACATTCGATTTTTATTTCAAAATTCCAAAGTAAAAATTTCAAAAAATTCTAAAACGACATACGCATCTTGGTGTGAGAAAAATGGGTTTCTTTATGCAGATAAAGAAATTCCAGAAGAATGGTTACGATAATTAGGAATATAGAATTATTTTTCATATATTTTTACCATGAATAATTCTAGGTTGATAGAACTGTTGCAAACTGAACTAGGTAAAGGTAAGATTACAAACAAAGGTAATATTGCATTTTGTTGTCCATTTTGCTCGACAACTAAAAAGAAATTGGAAATTCAAACGATAACAAGCGAATCTGGAGAAAATCCATGGCACTGCTGGGTGTGTAATGCCTCAGGAAAAAAGTTATCTTCGCTGTTTAAACTGTTAAATTTAGGAAGAGAAAAGTTATCTGAACTTCATCGGATACTAGGTACCCAATCTAAGTATAACAGTTTTTCGAAAGATGATGTACGTGAGTCTACGAATATGCTCGCATTACCAAAAGAGTTCATTCCCTTGTATAAACATTCCAATTCAATTGAGTATAAAAATGCTATATACTATTTGCGAGCTAAGCGAAATGTATCGCTATCTGAAATTGTTAAGTATGGAATTGGATATTGTGAAGAGGGCGAATATTCGAAAAAAATTATTGTTCCATCGTATGACGAAATGGGTAAATTGAATTTTTTCGTAGGCAGGTCTTATTACGAGGCAGAGTCATTCAAACATAAAAATCCAGATTATTCGAAAAATTGCGTTGGGTTTGAACTATTTATAAATTGGGACTTGCCAATTGTTTTAGTTGAAGGGGCGTTTGATGCGATAGCAGTAAGACGAAATGCTATACCATTATTTGGTAAAACTATATCTGAAGATCTTCGTAAAAAAATTATTGAACGTAAAGTATCTAAATTGTATATTTGTTTAGATAAAGATGCACAAAAGCAAGCTCTGAAGCATGCAGAATATTTTATGAACAATGGTGTAGAAGTATATTTTGTAGATTTACAAGATAAAGATCCTGCTGAAATTGGGTTTGAATCTATGATAAAATTAATTAAAGAAACTGCTCCATTGTCATTTACTAAATTTATTGAATATAAACTGTTAGCAAAAATATGATACGAGGAAAGAAAATTAACATGGAATTAACAGAAATTGATAAGATTTATCATATTTCAGATGTACACATTAGAAATTTAAAAAGACATAAAGAATACAAAATAGTATTCGATCGATTAGTCGAATCAATTAAATCGACTCTTACTAAAAATTCAGTAATATTTTTAGGTGGTGATATTGTACATGCAAAAACAGACATGACTCCTGAGCTTGTGCAGTCAGTTCAAGAGTTTTTCAAACAGTTTGCTGATATTGCTCCTACTATATTAATTACTGGTAATCACGATTGCAACTTAAATAATAAAACTAGATTAGATGCATTAACACCAATCGTTAACGCACTTAATCATAAAAATTTATACTATCTTAAAGATTCTGGTGTATATCAAATAGCTGATAAAACGTTTGTAGTAATGTCAGTTTTTGATAAACCGAAAGATTTTATTCGTGCAGTAGATGTAAAAGGATCTTATAAGATTGCATTGCATCATGGTGCTGTCAATTCAGCCGTTACGGACATTGGATTTACTTTAGTAAATGAAAATGTTCCAGTTGAATTGTTTGATGGATATGATTTAGTATTGTTAGGTGATATTCATAAACCAGCTCAATATTTAAATCGAGAAAAGACTATTGCATATCCAGGTTCGACAATTCAACAAAATCACTCTGAAGCTTTAGATCATGGATATTTAGTTTGGGATACTAAAACAAAACAATCAGAGTTTGTTGTAATTGAAAATGATTTTTGTTATTATACAGTTGATATTGATAACGGCTTGTATGAACCGCTACCTGAAAAATTAAAACGTAAACAAATTCGTCTACGGGTACGAGTACGTGATACTGATACAGCTGATTTGAAAAAAGCAATTGCAAAAATCAAATCTGAATTTCAAATTGAAGAAACTTCAATTCAGCGAATAAACGATTTTAAATCAAATAAAAATAGAGTTCAAAAAATTAACATCGGAGATGTTCGAGATGTAGAATATCAAAATGAACTCATTTCAAAATATTTAGAAAATAAATTTGCGTTAGATGATGATATTTTAGATGGTGTACGGTATGTTAATCGTACAGTAAATTCCAGTTTATCGCATACTGAATTAAGCAGAAATGTATCATGGATACCTAAACGATTTGAATTTTCCAACATGTTTAGTTACGGTAAAGACAACGTTGTCGACTTTACTAACATGAAAGGTTTATATGGGCTATTCGCCCCTAACGCGTCTGGTAAGTCTACTTTTTTAGATTCAATTACATATTGTATTTTTGATAAATGTAGTCGAGCTTCAAAAGCCTCAAATGTGTTAAATAACAGGGCGACATCATTTTCTTGCAAATTTCAATTTGAATTAAATGGTAAAGATTATTTTATCGAGCGCGTTGGAACGAAAGGACGTCATGATCACGTGCGAGTAGTAGTTAATTTTTACAGTGTAGATGATTTAGGTAACCAAGAGTCACTAAATGGTAAAGAGCGTAGTGAAACTAATTCAAATATTCGTTCTGTTTTAGGAACGTATGAAGATTTTGTTTTAACTACCTTATCTATACAAAATAACAATTCTGGATTCATTGATATGGATCAGCGTAATCGTAAAGATTTATTATCACAGTTTTTAGACATTAATGTATTTGAAACTCTTTACGATATAGCAAATGCCGATATTAAAGAAGTAGCTACGTTACTTAAAGAATATAAAAAACAAGATTTAGAAACGAAATTAGCTGAATCTATATCTAGTATATCTGAACATTCAAAATTATATTCTGAATTACAAGAACAAAAAAATCAAGTTGAATCTGACATTGAAAAATACAATTCTAAAATTTTAGAATTAACGTCGAAAGTAATTCCTATAGATTCGTCAATAACAGATTTAGATAAGTTAGCAAATTTGAAAAATTCAATCAATTCTAAAATTGAAGCTGCTAATAGAAAAATTGACGACATTGCGATAAAAATTAAAGACACCAAAGCGCTAGTTACTTCACAAAAGATACAGTTAGGTACTTATAACATTGAAGATTTAAAAGATAAAATTAAAACTCTAGAATCGTTACGGTCTGAAGAAAAAACAATGTTGTTGCGAATTGAACGGCTTAAATCAGATGTATCTCATAAACTTGAGAAAATGAAAAAGCTGGAAGATTTGCAGTATGATGAAAATTGTCAGTTTTGTATGAATAATATTTTTGTTAAAGATGCAATTGAAACGAAAGAATCAATAAACTTTGACAAAATTAAAGGAGATGAGTTGATTAGACATTTATCTAGTATTCGAAGTCAAATCGAAGCTTTTAAAGGCTCGCAATTGGAACTAAATGAACATAATGATTTGCTTCAGCTAAATTCAACGACAAATTTAAATTTAAGTAAATTAACGCAACAGTTGCAAACTGAAACGGAACTTGTTAATAAATCAGAATCTTTAATAGCAGAAACTGATGCAAAGATTGAACAGTATCATAAGACAAAAGATAGCATCGCTTTAAACAATGAAATTTCTATGGAAATTAATAGTTTAAAATTGGAATTAGATTTTGAAAAAACTCAATTGCGATCTATTGATCAGGAAATATTAGATACACATTCTGCATTGTCGGTAGCTACTAGAACGAAAGAGCAGGCCGAAGCTTCAATTGAAAAGTTAAAGGAATTGACTCAACAGTATAAATTTTATGAATATTATTTGCAAGCAGTTTCCAGGGACGGCGTTCCATACGATTTAATTTCAACAGCAGTACCGTATATTGAACAAGAAATTAACAACATACTATCACAAATTGTCGACTTCAATTTAATGTTGGATATGGATGGAAAGAATATTAACTGTCATATTGTATATGATGAAGAAAATTTCTGGCCAATTGAACTAACGTCAGGAATGGAAAAATTTATATCTTCATTAGCAATTCGTACAGCTCTGGTAAATATATCTAATTTACCTAGACCTAATTTTTTAGCTATTGACGAGGGATTCGGTGTACTCGATTCAGATAATATGAATTCTATGTTCAATTTATTTGATTATATGAAAACGCAATTTTCATTTATTATGGTTATTTCGCATATCGATTCAATGCGAGATATTGTAGATAAATTAATTGAAATAGTAAAATCTAAAGGACAATCCAAGATTCAATTTATGTGATATTTATTATAAAATATCCGTAAATGTCTAGAAAAGAAGTAATCTATCAAGGATTATTAGATTTACCAGTTGCAGTTGAAGATTTTTCAGTATCGTCACCTAATTACTTTCGAGTAACTAATTTACCAACTGAATTTACATCAGGACAAAATATTTTTAAATTTAAAGGTAATCCTGATGTTTTCGTAGAAGATACTCCTATAGAAATTGAAATCTTAGATTCAAATGGAGATCCGATATATTTCGAAGTAGATTTAGATTTAGAATCTTCAGAGCAAGAAGCTATTATTTCCGTATTCATTACGCAAGATATACCACCAGGCCCTGTTGAAATTATTTTATGTGGCGTAATTGATCAAGACGCTAACGGCAATCGTATATCAATAACTACGCAACCTAATTTTCGATGGACTACTACGGTAGCTACTAATCCATCTAAACGAAACGCAACTGAAATAATTTTTAATGTAACGCCTTCTGTTACAGTTACATCTTCAACAGGATCGTATTTAGATAAAATTTATTCTGGAGGTAATAAGTTTGTCGATGTAACAATTGATAATTTAGATTATCGATATGTAAACAATACTGCAGTATTTTTAACTAGTTCAGCTACAGTAACTCCATTTAATCCAAATGTAGTTAGTGCAAAAGCTTTTATTTCTAGTTCAGCTATTTCTAGTGCTACTTCATTATCTCCAACAATACCTGGTACTTTAGCTACTACTATATTTACTTCTAGTTTATCAATTACAAGCGGTTCAGGTGTTGGATATTTAACTGATTTTATTGCATTAAGTATTCTTAATTCAAATTCACAGTATATACCCAGGCAAGGAAGAATATCGTCTATTACAGTAACTTACGAGCAAACTGCTTCTGCAGAACCAGCTACTGAAAATAAATACAATCTAGCTACGGCATTTTTTACTAATTTAAACCCAACCGTTGGTACTGTTGCGAGAATTCGTTCATATTATCGTAGCTCTGGTATTGGTGAATATATTTTATCTAACGAAACAGATATTACTTCTACAGAAACTGAATTTGGATTTACGTCAGAAGTTGTAACGGCGTCGTTTGCTATTCCAACAGTACATCGAAATGATAGACTTGATTTCAAATTTGAATTTCTAAACCCGTCAGGAATTGTTGCAAAACAATCTATTCAATCGCTTAACAATTTATTTTTAGGTGGCAATACATATGTAGGTGGTGATGATAATTTATTGACAGGATCGTTGTTTGTTGCAGGAGAAACAGGTACAGGCGTACAATTGTCTGGACGCAATAACGCTGCATTGATTCGTAGTATAGGATATACTGGATTTAGTAATGCTTTAGACGGATCAGGGCAAGCTGGATTTGTAATGTACTCAGGCTCTGTACAGTCATTGTTAACGGCAGCTGAATCGTATGCGGGTGTAGGATTAGAATTGGTTGCGAATTCAGAATCATATTTTCGATATGCAACTGACAATGGCGGTGAATTAGATGTTCGAACAAATAAATTCTTTTTAGGTAATGATCAAATATACATTAGCGGATCAAATGGAAATGTTGAAATATCTTCTTCAAATTTTCATCTTACAGCCGCTGGCGATGTAATTGCCTCTGATGGAGAATTTCGTGGCACTAATTTAGCTGATTTATACATTTATCGAAATAGTATTATAGATTCTACTAATAATCAATTATCAGAGTTTAGTTCGTCGGGACAAAATTTTGTAAGTTTAAATTTAACAGGTAGTCACGATCCAGTACTTAATACTACTGGCCCGTCCATGTTCATACGAATAAACCCAGGGTCGAAATTAGCTAATTTTCCTTTAGGAGCTATAGTAATGCATCCTAGCAATTCTATATGGAATTCTCCAGGAAATAAATATCAAAGCTTCGGAGCTACTATTATTTTAGAAGCCGCAACGACATTTTATATATCTATTAACAAAGGTCCACATCAAACTCCTGATTCTGATATTGTATCTGATGTAGGTGATATATTTTATCCAATGTTTCGTACATATACAATTGGAGCAAATACATACAATAATACAATGAAGATTACTGTAGGTACTAGGATATTGCTAGCACAAAGTACATTTGACTGGAAAATTATGTCATTATCGGCTACTGATGCTGGAAATGTATTATTTAGTCATGGACTTGAAGCAGGCGCTGTTACAGGCTCAACTTTACAATTAACTAATTTACCGATATCATCTGCCAGTTTAGCACCTGGGACTGTATGGAATGACTCTGGCACGCTGAAAATAGCGTAATCGATATTTATTACAAAGAAGAATACAAATGGCAATTACAAGTTTATCTGCGCAGTATATATCTGCGTCATTCCAAAATTTAGTGCAAGTATCTAGCTCTGGACAATTATTTGATGGAGCAGGAAATCAAATTACTAATTTAACAGCTTCATTCGCCGTAACAGCATCTTACGCTTTAAATGCCGGAACTGGAACGTCTATAGATACAGGATCGTTCGCAACGACAGGTTCAAATGTATTTAATGGATCGCAAACAGTTAATGGAGATTTAATTGTTACAGGGTCTATTACTGCATATCAATATGTTGTATCGTCTTCAGTAATCAATGAAACGATTGTATTTAGTAGCGGGTCAACTATTTTCGGTAACGACGCTAACGATACTCATACTTTCGAAGGGTCAATTATTATGTCTGGATCTGCAAATATTTCCAGCGCATCTTATATCGATTTACTTCCATTATCTAACAGTTTAGCTCCTGCATACTCTGAAGGTCGATTTTATTACAATTCAGAATACGGAGCGTTAACAGTTTATAATGACGAAGCTGATATCAGTTTGCAAGTAGGTCAAGAATTTTACATTAGAGTAAAAAACAATTCATTAACGCAGATTGACGATGGTACTCCATGTTACATTGTCGGAGCAAATGGAACTAATATTTTAGTAGACGCTGTAACAGCCCCTATTCATACTGGATCATTCAATTTTGAAAATCATATTATTGGAGTAGCTACTCATGATATTGCTGGTAATGGATTTGGTTATTTAACGACTCAAGGATTAGTTAGAGGAGTAGATACAGACGGATGGACTGTAGGCGATAAATTATATTTACAAACTGGGTCTGCTGGTACAGCAAAATCATATTTACGTAATACACCGCCTCCATTTCCATATGATATTGTTGAAATAGGGTATGTAACTCGAGTTAATGTTAGTCAGGGAGAATTTTACGTACTACCTAAAGAACCTACGCATTTCGGAAATATTAGCGGATTATCTGGATCGTATACTTCAGAAGTAGGAGATTTATGGGTATATCAACCAAATAATGCATGGACTCATACCAGAGACTTAACAGGTTCATATTCAGTAAAAGGAACTTGGAACGTTACAGGATCGTTAACTGTTACAGGATCGTCTACATTTAAAGTAATTGGTCCTTCAGAATTTACAGGATCAGTTGCAATTAACGGTACGCTTTCAGCACCAGCAGCTACGATTACGGCTCAATCTGTTACAGCTTCGTTATTTGGAACTGCTTCGTATGCTGTCAATTCATTAACAGCCTCTTACGCTTTAAGTGGAGGTAGCGGAGGTACATCTGCAACAGTAGCTACAGCTCAAACAGGATCAGTAACTGGTACGACTTCAGAAACGTTAATTCAAACGTTAACGATTCCAGCAAATACATTAACTACTAACGATTTTGCACGATTCTCAACGAAAATATTTGCTACCAATTCAAATAATTATACAGTAGCGTTATACATTAATTCGGCAAATACATTAAACGGTAGTGAGAAAAATATAACAACACTTCCTGTTAACAGTGTTATTAAGTTTGTTGTACCGACGAGAACAATAGCAGTTAATAACGTAACTACTGATACTAATTGGATTTCAGAAAACAGTCAAGTACAAGATCCATTTCAAGGAACTTCAGCTTTAGCACACGCATCTTCATCTATTGACTGGACGACAACTCAATATGCATTAGTTTCAGTAACGCCACAAAATGCGGGTGATTCATTTATTTGCCGCGGAACATATTTTGAAAAAATATAATTATGATTAAAACAATTATTGCAATTTATCCAGGAAGATTTCAACCTTTTGGTCAACATCATGCAAAATCATTTAAATGGTTACAGCAGAAATTCGGAGCGAAGAATACATACATTGCAACTTCAAACAAAGTAGAACTTCCTAAATCGCCATTTTCATTTTTAGAAAAGAAACAGATTATTGAAGAATATGGATTAGGTGATCATGTAGTTCAAACGAAAAATCCATACAAAGCTGAAGAAATTTTAGGTTCGCTAGATCCTAGTACTACTGCAGTTGTATTTATGGTTGGTGCGAAAGACATGCAAAATGATCCTAGATTTGCAATGAAACCGAAACGCGACGGATCTCCTTCATATTTTCAACCATATGATGCAAATAAAAATTCTTTACAAGGATTTGATAAACATGGTTATTTAATTGTAGGACCTCATGTATCAATAGCTATTCCAGGATATGGCGAAATGTCTGGTACTGCATTACGTAAAGCGTTAGGAGCAAAAGTTCCTAGATCACAAAAAATCAAATTGTTTAAATCAGTATTCGGATGGTATGACGAATCTACTGCAAATATGATATTTGATAAATTGGAACCGTTAGCTGAGTCAAAGAATTCAATAGCAGAAATGTTTAAAAAAAGTAAATCTGTAAATACAACCGACAAATTATCTGAAGAGCAAATTTTTACTAAAGATTGGTGGACGAAAATTATCGAGTCAGTTATTAACGAGTCAGTTTCCGAAGGATATATGAGTCAAAAGCAAAATGATCAACATGATGCTAAAATTGAAAAGCTTCGTAAATATCTACGTAATCATATAGGAAAAGAATTTGCATATTCATTTAATGAATTTCCAAAAACAGTATATGGCGTTAAAATAAATGAACATCTTTTAAAGGAAGGTGGCGCTGGGGGACACATGGCTCACCCTTTCAATATTGATTGGGTCAAAACCGGAAAAGATTTAATTGATGTATTTAATAAATCAATAGTATATTTAGAGAAAGGTCCAGCTGCAGTAAAAATCGATGGTGTTAACGCTTCAATTCGATTTGTAGAGCTTAATGGTAAAAAGCAATTTGTACTAGATCGAGGTTCAATGAAACCGCTAGATGTACAAGGAATTACTAAAGCAGATTTAGAATCTAGATTTGGTGAAGGTCATGGTATGATTAAAATTGGCGGAACTGTATTAGATATTTTCAATGCAGCAATTCCAAAAATTACTTCAGCAATTAAATCTTTAGGATTATGGGACAATCCAAATATAATGTTGAATATTGAATATGTAGCTGGATCGACCAATGTATTACAATACGATGAAAATTTTCTAGCAATACATGGGTTATTAGAGCTATATCAAGCTACTCCAAAGCGAAGAGCTACTAAAGAAATTTCATATAACAAAGCTGCAATGCAAGATTTATTAAATAATTTAGCAGAAGCTGCAAATAAATTCAATTATAATGTATTAGGATCAATTCCTACAACGCTTACATCTAAGCCGAATTTATCTACAGAGCTTAATCGTAAATACACTGTCACATTCAATTCAAGTACTAAAGAAACAAAGACATTGAAACAATGGTTAGACGATGCTAAAGTACCAGATGCTAATATAAAAACAGTCGACGGTAAAACGATATCTGCATTATCTAAAGAAGTTTTAATTAAAATTTCTGAAGGCGTTCCTTTAGAAGAATTTATTGCAGATCCTAAAGATTATAAAGATGCAGTAGATGGATTTGTAATTTATTTAGCTACCATGAAATTAGGAGATGCTATTTTAGATAAATTATCGTCACCTTTAGGTCCTGTAAAAGATCACGAAGGTATTGTCATACGAGACGAACGAATTTATAAAGAGCCGTTTAAACTTACTGGAAAATTTATTTTAGGTGGATTGGCCAGTAGTTTTAGAAAATAATATATTTATTTAAAAGTTTATGGCAAAATTACAAAACATCAAAGCAATTCGTCAAATGCTTGACGGAACTCACAGAACGCAAACTCGTACATCGGTAAGCTTTGCGCAACCCGTTACTACAGTGAGAGAAGTGGGTGAAGTTTGGACAGACGCTAATGGAAATGAATGGGAACAGCGTGATGGTTATAAAATACAAAAAGGAAAATTAGATCATCTTCGTTCATTGTTAGCAAAAAACCAAATGCCAAGTGCATGTCCAAAGTGCAATAAACAAATGAATAAAAAGTTAGATCGAAAATTTTGGATGTTAGAAAAACATTGTTTTGATTGTCAAGTTGAATTTGAACATAATTTACGAATTGAAGGTAAATACGAGACTTACGAAAAAGATCGTATGCGAAGAAATGCAGAATCTTGGTTAAAAGACGCAGAGCAAGAAGCTATGGAATTAGTCGAAGCCTTTCGCAACCCAATAGCATTTGCAAATTCAGACGGTACAGTTGAAAAATGGTCGGGAGGTCAAGATCCAGAAGAAATTGCAGAAAAAATTGAAGAAGAGTTTCGTAAATTCAAAGAAGATTTCTTACTTAAATTATCAACAGAAAATGATTAAATTAAAAGATTTATTAAAAGAAGCTGAAGAAGCAAAACAAGCCGTTTCAGTAAAAGATGAAGTCGCTAAATTTTTCAATAGCAATAAAAAGAAATTGGAAAAATTAATGGATGATGAAGAATGGGACGATTTCTATGATATGGCTTTTGAAAAATTTCCAGACTATGATCAAGATGATGTAGCTCAAGCTATGAATAAAGCAGCGCTGCATGCAGGATATTTTGAAAATGAAGACGTAGCTGAAATGCCAACAGAAAAAGATTTAGAAAAAATGGCATTTGGTGAGAAGTCTCAACAAAAAGGTATTTCAATGGGCGATTATGATAAAAAGCAAAAAATGCCTAAGGCTTCGTCTACTGAGCTTTATATGGAATCTAAAAAAAAAGATTTAGAGCCAATCGAAGAAGCTGAATATCGCGGAAGAAAAGTTAAATTGAACAAGCCATTTTATACTCCAGGAGGCCCTAGAAAGCGAGCTGTATACGTAAAAAATGCTAAAGGAAATGTAGTTAAAGTTGGATTCGGTGAGCCAGGTATGAAAATTAAAAAGAACAATCCAAATAGACGTAAATCATTTAGAGCTCGTCATAATTGCGATAATCCAGGTCCTAGATGGAAGGCTAGATATTGGAGCTGTAGGTTTTGGTAATAACTTAAAAAAATATACTATATGAAACGTTTAATTAAAGAAGCTGCGCGATTTCAAAAATTGGCAGGCATTTTAAAAGAAGACGAAACTTCAATTGCAGCAAACTTAACTAAAGCATTCAAGGCCGGACCAGCTGCTACCCGAGCTTATCTAGATACTCCAGAAGGATCTTCCGAAGAAGCTCGTGCGTTGTTAT